TTACCACCTACCTGCTAATCTAATCTTAATACTTCCACTTACTGTAGCATTAGTTGCACTTGTAACAGTTATAGTTAAATATTCAGTTCCATCACCCTTTAAATTACTAATACTAAAGTTATTATTATCTATTACAGTCAAAGTATAATAACTAGGATCACAACCACTTCCAGTAAGGGTAAATGTGTCATTTACGATATTTCCATTACTTGTTTCGCTAATAGTATAATTTTGAGTATTATTTACTTTTATTTTGTTCGGATTAGTTGCTGTACTTGTTATTGTTATAGTTTTTGCTACTACCGCATTAATAACTATAGGTATTGTCTTAGAATATGTATTACCATCCTCGCCTACATAACTTACAGTAACATTACAAGTGCCTTGAGATATTGCTGTAACAAGCCCACTATTATTTACCGTTGCAATTGCTATATTATCACTTGAATATGTAAGAATTGGTAAATTTATTGCCGTTCCCTTGTCAGTAACACTTGCTGTAATTTGTTGAGTATTTCCAGTATCCATGCTAATACTCTCAGGCGAAACAGATAATATATAATTATGCTCTGCTACTGCTGCCACTTTTATATTAATACTTGTATCTGCCATATCATAATCACCAATATATTGTATATTTATATCACAAGATCCTTCATTGATTCCAGTAATCATTCCAGTATCAGAAATACTTGCTATATTCTCATTATCTGATTTATATATTAATGTAGGATTTTCTACTTTTATACCATTTTGATTTACAACTACAATTAATTGTTGTGTTTGTCCCTTCTTTATACTTACAGGTGAAGGATTAATATTAAATGAATAAGAAGGTTTTTGAGCATTATTAGGTGTTTCATTTACTAAATCATCAGTTTCCATTGTTTGGTCTTTATCTGCATTTACTTTGATTATTCCTTCACATGATTTATCAAGACCACTTACTTTCCATGCTGAACCCATTGTAATAAATCTATCATTTACTTCTATTTTGTCCGTTGTAGCGTTCCTACTTATAATTACAATAATTTTTCCTACTGGTAATATAATACTTTGGTTGGTTTGCACATCTATTGTTTTAGTTTCAATAATACTGGGTATTCTTTGAAGTACACCCCCTGGTATAAAATTAATATTATATGGTTCTTTTTGTATTGTATACTTATAATAAACTCCATTCACTTTTTCGTTTCTTGTCATAATTAAATAATTTATATTATCACATGATATTTCAGTACCTTGTTGCAAATCTTCCATAGTAAAAAGATATTTACTATCTATGGACTGTAATTTATCATCAATCTCCTTAATTAATCCTTTAAAGAAGATAGTTTTTTTATAATTATTGAGTTGTGAGCCACTTCTTTTTATACATTGGTTATAAAAATTTAATACTGTATTCATTTAACCACCTACCTATCTGACGTAAATAACATAAAAACGTTAGAATCTTCACCTGTATCATCATTTGGATCAGGTAAAGTTGCTATTTTATCTTTGATTCTTTCAATTCTCTGTTCAAGATATTTTGAACATTCAGATACACTCATATTTGTAGTAGTATCTTCCACTTTTCTCATTATATCAATATCATTGCTTATTGCTTCCAGTATATCAACTACTGTAAGTAATAAATTACGCTGCATAGTAGTTTTATTATATGTATCTGTAGCAGTTAAACTATTTTCTGCCAAATACATAGTGTATTCATCATCTGTAAAGTAATCCTTATGATTTAATTCAATTTTTAAACGATCTAATACATTCATTTATATATACTTCCTTTCTATTTACATAAATAATATTGTAATTGTCCTGACATATCGCCAGCAAATTCAAATTTCACATGATTTATAGCAAAATCTTTTAATACTAACTCATTTAATCCATTATTACCGCCAACTAATATATAATCTATAGAATTATTAACATATATTTTAAATTCACCTGTAGTCATGTACACTCTTATATATTCATAATTGTCACAATCAAATTCTTGTATTTTTGTAGAATCTAAACTATTAAATTTAATTACACCATTGCTGGATTTTATTTTACTGTATTTTACAGTTCCCATTTATATCAAGTCCTTTCTTTATTTATAGATTTATTTATTTTTAGGCATAAAAAAAGGCATTGCTATTTAACAATACCTTTTTTTATTATTTATCAATATCTTTTTTATACTTACAATACCATTTAACGTATTTTATGTTTAAGTTATATATAATATCTTCATCATTATCCCACAAATTCAAATCTACTTCTTCATGTTTATCCCCTATTTTACGACACTTAGGATTTCTAATTTGAATAAAATTGTCATCAATTCCAACAAATTCTCCACGATAAATTAAATCTTCTGTAGTTTCTAACATTACCTTTTCTTTCAATTCTTCATTTTCCATTAATATACCTCCAATATAATATTTATAAATTCTTTGTATCTGGATATCTTTGGTTTATATTTAAGTAATAAAAAACGTCTGAGAAAATATTTATTAATTCATCAATTTTACTTTTAATTTTTTGATCTAAATCCTCAAGATTTACAGATATATATTTATCATTATTATCATTACTATCAGTAATAGCAGAAGATTCATTAATTAAGCTATAAATAGATCTCGAAATTTTATTTAAATATTCATTATTAAAATTTCTATCCTCTTTTTGGTATTCTTGAATAAATTCTTTATATTCCTTAAAATAATTATTATAAGGATATGGTATTCTGTTTTCTATACTTTTTAATATTTTTCCATGACCAATATAATATATTTTTCCTGCAATTTCATAAATAAATGAAACTTTCATGTTATCGCCCTCTTATTATTTAATTCATTTCCTACACCAACTAGTTGTTATTAGGTACAACTGTTTTTAATTTATCTACTAAGCTATTAAAGTCATTTTCCTTATTTGATGTTTCAGTATTATATGACATCAACGTTCCAGTAGGATTGGTTGCTTCCTGATATAAACTGTTATAATCATCATATAAACTACTTAATGTTTTATAACTTTCTTCATAACCTTTTGGAGGATTTTTTAGTTTTGACATATTTTTATCTATATCATCTTTAGCTTTTTTTCTAGTATCCAAAGAGCCATCTGTCTGCCAACCTGTGTTTAGATTACTAATTGCCGTATTAAAATCTGTTTCAGAATTAAAAATAGCACCATGCCATGTACTAGAAATTTGTGAACACATACTTTCAACTAAATCGCCTTCAACTTTAATACTCAAATAAGTTTCATTAAATGTTCGCACATAATCATCATGTTGTTCTTGAATATTTAAGTATTTACCATAACAAACTCCTGCTATAATAAATACAGCAATAATTATAAAAAATATCGTTTTCTTTTTAAATCTTTTAGGTTTAATTTCACCATTGTTATTTACCTCTTCTAAACTAGCACCACATTTACCACAAAATACATTACCTTTTCTATTTTTTTCTCCACATTTTGGACAAATCATAATAGCATCCCCTTATATTCTATATTACTTCTTATATTATTAATGCATTCACAATTTATTCATATCTTAATCAATATTCTACAAAATGTAATCAAATCCTGCTAAAATATTAAAATATTCTTGTAAACATCCATAATAGATAATAATATTTAGAATATAAAATACCCTCAAACGTACCCCATTAACCCGTTTGAAAGAATTTCAGATTTAAAATTTGTATTTATAAAGTCAAATTTTCCTGTGGGTAAAAATTGTACTTACTGCAATGGTTTTTAAAAATTTAGAGTGATTGAGTTATTTTTAATGCAAATTTGCTTCAAAAAATAATAAAAGACATACCTCTATGCCCTTCTATCAAAATATTTTTATACAATATTCTATGAAATTTTATACATTTGTAATGCAGTACCTAATTGATAATATAATTCAATTGACACATCAACTTCGCTAAATAAATCCTTAGCGAACTTAGTCAAGTACCTTAAAATGCCTTACATCCGTTGATATAACTTGTCTAACACAGTTTCGCTTTTTTATTTCGTTCAATTAGCTCATTGAGAATACGGAAAATTGGTAATTATTTTGCCTTTTAATACCATATATTACATTTAATATGGTATATTTTGCTATTTATTACAATGTATAAATTCACATAATTATTGTATATAAATACATAATATAGATTCAATGTCATTAAGTTAAAAAATAAATATTATAGTTATGGAACAGAGTGTGTTAAAAAATACATACCTGTTCCTTTTTATATAATAATTTTTAAAAATTTACTCACTTTATAATTTTTTTTAAAATACTATTGTAATTTTATATTGAGATACCGTAAAATTCATTTTTTCCATAACAATAGATTTTTAAAAAACTGACTGACTAGTCAGTATTGCTCTATGTTATGTTAACCTCTTTACTATTATAAATTTATACTTATTAATTAATCATTAACGTGTATTAATTACATACTAATCATTAATATTTGTCAATTAATATTTGCTATTAGTTAGCATTATCACCATTCATACTATTATTGTCTTTACTATTATCTTTGCTATTTATATTATCACTTTCCCCTTCTTCTTTCAATCTGTCTAATTCTTGCGTAACATCTGTTGTTATAGGAGATTTCTCAATAATAGTTTTCTTTGATATAGCACCCATATCATATTGCTTATTTAATTGATCTAGTAAGTCACTAGCATTTACTGGTCTACTATAATTAAATTCTACATCGATATATTCATCATCACTAAACATTACTCCTTTTAATAGCAATAACTTATCAAATGCTTCAAACCTTTGGATTAATCCTGCCCTTATACATTGTTCATTGACCATTGCATACACATCAGCCAACTGATAAAGTATCTGTAAACTAACTTCCGATACATTAGATATATTACCATTACCACCAGTTGCAATGCTTGGCATATGTGCTACAAAATTGAGTTTCTGTTCCAATTTATCAATATACATTTTAATGGTATTATAATCCATAGTAGCATTTACATATTTCATATCACTACCATTTTCAAGTGAAATGGAATAACCTACTGCATCCTTATCAATTGTACCTTCTATTTGTTGTCCTGTAATTACTGGTATAGGACTTAATGACAACGTATATATACTATCACCTAACTTGGATAATAAGTCCTCTATTTCATCAAGAATAGGCAATATATCATATAATAGAGATTCTCCATAATTAATATTCCAATCATTTTTATTATGATAATGAATAGGAAGTCCACTTAAATTGGGACTACTCGATATTAGATTAATACCTTCATTTTCATTATTATAAGAATCCACCCTATCTGGATAATATACATTATAGTAATCAATACCATTTACAGTCCAATACTCTATAAAAGCAACATAGTTATTTGTCTCAGTAATTACTGGATAACCGTCCGCACTATCAATAATCTTAGATACTATATTCTTATTACCATCAAGATATACGTATTCATAAGCATCTCCAAACTTACCTATATTATCTATAATATCATAATCTATTTGGTTATAATTGCCTTTCCTATATATATTCTGGTATGCAGATACTTTATTCTCTGAACCCGTTAAACTTAATGGTTTCCCTAATAAATATGTACTATGGAAATTTAATATTGTTTTTGCTTCCTGTATAATTAATTTCTTTGTCTTATATTCCTTGCCTTTATACTGCATATCCTTTTTCTGTAATATTCTATGTATTCCATGCAGATATTCTTTATTGCTTATTACTCTACTAATTCTATTTAAATGAAATCCTTGATTTACTTCTTGAACAAACCATTCAGGATCACCACTATATACTTTATTAATATATTCATTTATATCCATTTAATCAATCCTTTCTACCATTTATAATTTATTCCATGCTTTATGATATATAATGCAAGTGCTGTGGCCATTACACTATCATCATGCTGGCCTGAAACTGCACCCATACTTCCACTATCACTTATTTCAAAAACCTGCATTTCCTGAAGCAATCTTACTGAATTAATTTGTATTGCTCCAGTATCAAACAATTCAACAAAATCATTTATAATAATTCCTTTGCTTTTAGCATTGGTATCAAAACCTAATCTGGTTATCATTTTATTGTTTTCATCAAATAATTTTTGTTTGTATATTCTTTGATATTTGAAAGTATATCTCAATCTTTCAATAACACTATTACCACCACTGGCTCTTTCAACATTTAATATTGCTTTATTATAATAATGACCTAATGTATCAATTATTTCTGCCATTTGATAAGGTTTAATCTTATTATTATAAAACTCTGCTACCTGTTCGCCATCTTGGGAGAATACTTCACATACAGAATAATCTTGTCCTACACCTTCAGACATATCTACTCCAATAAAATAACGTTCTCCTACTTTTTTTGTCTTATAAATAAAAAATGATTTACCATAATATTTTTTCAATAATACTGGCAAGTCAATCAAATTATCTTTCTTTATGTAATTATTCTTTGGAATACTTCTTTGCACATCTGTTATTCTTTTATTATTGAATATATTTGCTCCACTGTTTATGAATCCTTCTAAATCTGTAGAAGGGTACTCCTGATGAAAAGCATCCAATCCACTACTAGCAACTTTTAATCTTCTCCACATTAATTGTTCCATACTGGCACCCAAATTTACTAATTCCAATTCTTCATCATCTAATTCTTCTTTAATAAGTGATTTGTTATTATGTTTTGCTTTATATATTTCAGCACTATTTTTATAATCCTTTTCAAATAATGTGCTGCCATCAATCCAATTAAAGAAGAACGATTTATAACTATTTTCATTATTTTTTGCTTGAAAATATAGATCGTGAAAATAATTCAATCCATTTGCAGTAGATTCAATAATTAATTTTCCATCTGGTGCTAATGCCTGAGTAATACTATTTAATTGTTTCTTGGACATCTTCCAAAATGCAAATTCTGATAAATGTACTAGATGCAATGTATCGCCCCTTGCTACATCTTTATTACCTGCACATACACAAGTAATCTTGCTACCATTTACCATTTTTATTTCCTGTCTATTGTTAGCAATTGTTTTTGGTCTTAACCAATCGGGTAATGAATTAAACTGCTGCTTCAATTTATCGAATATAGTATTACAACTCTTCTGATCATGTGATACAAGTAAGCAACAACTATTAGGATATACAATACATTGTCTTATACTTAAAGCAACTGTACATACAGATAGTCCCAACTGCCTAGATTTAAGTACAATATTAAATTTATTTAATCCTTCAACAAATTGTTTTTGCTCTGGTGTAAGTATAAAAGGTACTAATTTTGTATCTTTATTAACTATTTTAATAAATGCTCCTATCCATTTAATTTCGTGTCCATCTTGCCACAAATATTTTAATTTCTTAGCATTTTCTATGCTCAATGGCATTATTTATCACCTTGCAATCCAGGTATATTAATTCCATCAAGATATTCATTAACCTCATCTTCTCCATTTTTAAAGAAATCACTTTTAAAAAAATCTTCGCACCATTTAGCAGAATTTACATCACCTTTTTTTATTGCTTTGTTGTACATACTATTATAAATATCAAGCATTTTTAAATTTTGTACTTGCTTCAAATATGCTTTTATTGCTTCCTGTACGTCTTCTCTCATTATCCAATCTGACATAGCAGTTTCATACTCAACTGCTGTACAATTTTTTATCTCTTTATCATAATTTTCTTTAGTTCTATCACTATCTACATACCACTTAACAAAATATGAAATTTTTTGGTTATTACCATGTAACATATTTTTTATATTTTCTGGTGGAGTTTTTTTTGCCATATATATTACTTCCCTTCTTTATTATTTTGTTGTATTAAAAAAAGACACTATAAAAATATAGCATCTTTAAATTATTTTATTATCTTTTTTACCTTCTAATCAAATCTTCTCGTATATATATTATTTACCCATCCTTTTACAATATTATCATTATTATCTTCATCTATGTATTCAACATAAGACCAATGATTATTTTTCTTTATAATTTCTACAACATTACCTTTATATAACTTTTTAATACAATATGACTTCATGGACTTTCTTACCCTCACATAAGCTTTATCTGAAACAATATATCTATAAGTTCTAAAAACTATTTTTTCATTTTCATGAAATTCATTTTTTATCTTAAACGCTACATCCTTTTTAATAACTTTCAATTCTCCATTATTAATATTTTTTTTATCACTAGTAATTCTTATAATATTAGTAATACCTTTTACAAAATTATTTCGATTAGTAATAGCTAAATTAACCAAATTTGTAATAATAATAGTAATAATAATCATTATAAATTTAGCTATTAAAGGATTCTTATTAGAAAAAATTTTCCATTTAGCATCTATTTTCTGTTGAGTATTTTTCTTTTCAACAACCGTATCATTTTCACTGAATACATCTTTTATAATATTTTGAGTTTCTGATATTTCTTCTGTAGTTGGTCTATAATTATTTAAACTTTCAATATCTTCATCAGTTAGAACCATATCTTCTGCTAATCGCTGGAAATTCCAAATTGGTTTAAAAGAAGTTTTAAATTGTGAAACAACACTATCAGATATTATTTTTGACATACCTGTTAATGGTTGTAACATTTCTTCAATTTGTATTTTTGTATCTATAATTGGTGCTAAAGTTTCAGCAACATTATTAGCTTTCCAAATTAGTTGGGTACAAAACAAATTATTTGATGATATTACATCTGATATACCACCATTAATTCTAAAATCATCTACATTAAATTTAGGAATAATTTTACACCAATTATCATAATTAAACTGAAATAATTTATTTACTTGTACAAGATTATCTATAAAACTTTTTGGTATTGATTGAATAGTATTTCTAAAATCTAAAAATCTATTAGCTATATCTTCACACTTTTTTAAACACTTGTTTCTTTCATATTCAATCGCATTATAAAATCTTTCAAAGTGATTATCAATTACGTTTTTATTGTAATATTCAGTCAACGTTTTTGATTGCTTTACTACTAATTCTAATATTTTAATTAAATCTTTATCATTAAAATTTTCTACATCCTTTATTTCTACATTATTAATTTTTTGTTCAACCTGAGCCATATTAACTTTTATCATAGAAAACACTAATCCACAGAATGCTTTTCTATAATCTTTAAATTTATTATATATCTCAAAATATTTTTTATGAGCATTACAATTATAATATACTGGAACATAAAATATACCTTTATCACTAGGTACTTGTACTATTTTTGTTTTATTTTTTATACTTTTTATTAATTCACTTGCGTTATGTATTTTTTTACTTTTATCATTATCAGCCATAATATCACTTCCCTAGCAATATTATACTATATAATTACATTTGTTAATGTATTTCTTTTATTAGATTTATACACTTAATACCTAATTCATTTATAAAATACTTATCGCCCCAAAATGCTCTGGTCAAAAAGCCATCTAAAATTAAAGTATTAACACAAATATCAGTATTTTGTCTTGTTAAATTATCTAAAGGCAAATCTTCATTATCAAAATCAGGTTTATCCCTATCATTTATTTCCAAATGTTTTTTATAAACTTCATCAAGTAATAATATATGTTCCTCCGTATAATCTGATACACGATTTAAAATATACTCTTTATAAAAATCATGAGAAAACTCTTTAGTAGAGTAATTAATTAATATATTAGCATAATATTTTATTTTTTCTTCTCTATGATCTCTTCTTACATTATTAAATACTTTAAATACAAGTTCTGTAAATTCCTCTGAATTAGTAAAATCATAATCAATTTTAGTTTTATCCATTAACTTTATTTTTTTATCTAAGTTATCTAACAAGTTAATCATTCTTTTATGCTCAATGCTCCTTAATTTTTCACCTAAAGCAGAAATTATCGGATCTACTCCTATACAATTGCCAGTAAATTTCAAAATTACACTTCTATTATAGATATCATACAATGACTCTATACCTTTTTTTAATGTTTCCTTATTTATAATTTTTGTATGAACTGGATCTACACATTTCCTTATAACTATACTTTTAGATTTATCACTCATTCTATTATCACTTCCCTAATGAAAATTATATACCAATAAATCAATTCTACAGACGTGCCACAATTTATTAATCATCATCTTCAAACAAATTTGGATGATATAAAATACTTGCACTCTTACAATCAGGATTTTGAAAAGCATAAAATTCAACTTCATTTTTTCCCCAACTATCTTTCCAATTACATAAAAATAAATCACTATTTTTATGTTGTACAAGCAAACAATCTGTCAAACAATCATCTACTGCAAATTTTTCTAATCCATTTTGAAACCAAACACTCTTACCATTTGGAACAGCAATCTGATTGCTTATTAAATATTTTTTCTTATTAGCTTCCTGTTCTTCTTTAGTAGTACCTGGAATATTCCAAAATTCAATAAATGGAGGTATATACCATGCTGTAATCTCTACATCTTCAGTATTTGCTTTCAATTCTAATATTTTAACCATATAGAGTGTTATAACATCTCCACTATTGTATGTTGTGTCTATATTTATGTATCCAGTTCCTCCTGTTTCATCCCAACATAAAGCGTGATTTATGCTGCAAGTATTTTTTACCTTTATTTCTAATTTATAAAACCATGTCTTTGCTTGTATTATAGAATCACCTGTTGCTGGATTTATACCACTTTGCAGCTTACTCCAGCACCTATATGTATCATGTTTGTAGCCAAAAACTTTGGGATCTATATCGTTCCAATCTAAAATATTCCTTGCATCACTTAAAGTTGCATCCATTTGTTGCTGATAATTCTGGCCATCTGGTAATTTATTTATATTTTCTTCAAATGTTATCATTATAACATCCCCTTTATGATTTTTTTTATAAAAAAAGATGCTACTTATGTAACATCCTTTAAAATTATTTTATCTGATTTTTAATATCATTTATTAATCCACTACTATCATCAACTTGAAGAATTATATCTTCATTTTTATCTTCCCTCTCATAAGAAATAACCACATATTTAACTACATTAGTTTTGGATTTTTTAAATGCAAATGCAAACAATCCAAATAAAAATATTTTTGGTACAGTTACCCTATCCCCTATAGATTCTTTTGTATTAAAATTTATATCTACTACATTCTCCATAGGAATTTCTATACTATATCCATCATTTCCTTTATCAATTTGATTTATATAAATAAAATTAGTAAATATAAGAACATTTATTTTAAATCCTGCATCATACACATCTGAACAACCTTTTATATAAATTCCTTTATAAGAACTTACATAATTATTACCTAAACTTTTTATATATTTTTTTCTTTCTAATTTATAAAGTATATAAAGTATTACTATAATTGTAACTATTGCTAGTAAAACTGTAAATGTCGCATCATCCATATATTAATATCCCCCAAACAGTATATTATCACATCTATTAATCCACAATAGCAATATTCTACAAAACATAGTAAATTCCTCCTAAAAGTGGAATTATAAATTATTAATTTTTGTATAAAAAATAAGCTCCCGATTATTCATCAAGGGCTTATTATAATGCCATATACATAGGTTCACAACCTTTTAAATATACATCATCATTCTTTTTCATAATAGGTTTAAATGATACAAATTTATTTCTAATGTAAAATTTTTTAGCACTAGGAACTGAATATAATATAATACAAACAGCCCCACACGTACTTTCTGTAAAATTATTAATTTGATTTATTGCTTCGCATAATAAAATATCACTAAAAGTACCATCTTCTTTAATCTTTGAATATGATATATCTTGATATGATTTATCTACCGCAAACATTTTTATTTCAACTGCTGGAGCTAAACCAATTTTACCTTGAGATTCATTTGTTTCTACAATCATTGCAGAACAATCTAACGTATAAAAACCAATAACTTTACTTTTATTATCATTCAGTATTAATTTAGTTACTCCACGTCCTTCAGTTGTGTCACATTTTGCATCATTACATAAATATCTATCTATTTCACTATTTCCACACTCAAATTCACTTAACATAGAACAATATTCCGTAGAGAAACTTTCTATACTATAGTCAATATTTTCACCATATAAAATAGCCAAAACCGTACCCCTTCTTACTTATGCCTATTTCCTTTTAATCTTTTTAGCTTGTTTAAAACACTATTTATAGGTGTTTTATCCTGACTTAATTTAATAAAATCCTCTTTCTTCTCTGGATCAACTCTCAATATTGTTTTTACTGGCATTGAAATTGAACTCATAGTATCACCATCCCCCTCATTTTTTTGTTGCTCCTTACCGAGCTCCTTATTATTTTCGTTATCTTTATTAGACATTATATTTTTGTTGCCACTATTATTTTGTGGCTTGTCCTTTTTGTCCATATTATATATCCCCCATTAATTGTAAATCATTTCTAATTTAATTATACAATTAATGGAAATATATACAATAACTTTCGTACTAACTTTTATTACATTATATCACAATTTACATAAATTTTATCACATTTACGCATATTTTATGAATTTTTGCATATAATATATATTTAAAATAATTCGGTTATATATAAATTTCAGATACTTCAAGACCACTTATATACCAACACTTTCCGCTCCATTAATTCCTATATCATCAAATAAATTAATCCTGTATGCAGTATATGACTAATTATACATAGCAACATTGTAGATTAAGTTATTTGCAAATATAGAGGATGCTATATGATAAGGACATTAAGTCCCTCTGACGCTGAGTTTCACATTGAAACCCACTAACTTTATAAATTTGACATAACATCAAATAATTGCACCCAGTGACAACTTTTAAAATATTACAAATCGCCTTGTATGGCGAATCATAAATATAAATATTCTTATATCCTGTAGCGGGACACTATATATTTGTATCCATCAACTTGATATTTGCAATTAAAGATACAGCCATAATGACTAAAGGTACTCGTATTATACTTGAACCCTTTGTAGGGAGGACTAAATTTCGTCCCCCGATTAATAAATATCTCATACTCAATGATTGCTTATCAGTATTATAGAGTTCTACTTTATGTCTACCCCTTCAAGGATATTCATAGTTTGATTACCCTATAAAAATAAATAGATAAGTGGAAATTCCCCCTATAGGGAATTAGGATCACACATAGTGACTCAGATATTTCTAAATGTTCTATATGAACCATTAGAACCATCCCCTGATTTGTTGACGTTACGATAACATATAATTTCCGCTATCCCATAGAAGGACATCCGCTGCATTTAATATGCTTAGGTATTAGTTACCGTTCCAAGCGTTAACGAATATAATTAATTTTCCTATATTCTAGATTAAACTTATGACGTTAATATCTACCAATAGATTTAAAATCCATTATTATTTTCAGTGATATCAATTATTTACGAACTAATTTTGGGTAATAACAGGTCATTTGAATTCACCTGTTTTAAATTATCATCCTAAGTTTAACTTAGGTAGTGATACTCCCTATGAAGATCAGTTATTTTCCCCAACTCTGGAGATTATTCTTTAAAGAAAACACCTCGTTTGAACCGTCCTGTTTTAAAAATATTGCTATTTTGGCAATGTGCTTTAATAGGTTACAGAACTTTGGTATCTTCATTATGGAGAACGCATAACTGGTATTCATTTAAAGGCCAGCTAATTTCAGATAGAAACCCTTGGCAAGGGAACGCTGTATTCATGTAATATTCTTTTAGGAATTTACATATATATTGGTTCGGACTCTCAGTCGTAACGATATCAGCGACACGTTAAAATCATCCATTAATAAGTCAATTTTAACCCATATAATTCCATATTATACAATAATACCTCTACATGGTAAAACGGCTGTATGGAACATATAGAGGTATGCCTATTTTTCTTGTTCTTCTTGAGATAACTTAGCCCATATTTTGTATACTGTAGTAGCTTTTAAAGCATCATTTTCTACCATTGTTTGTAATTCTGGTATTAAGGTTGTAAGTTTCTTATAATTTTGAAGTTGTCTTTGATCAATATTTAATTGTTTTGCTAAATCTTCTTGTGTTTTTGCTTGAGCGAAATTATTTCCATCAAGCTCCTTATTTATAATATATTGATTGTTACCATTCCCCCAGCACTACCTTGTCTAATTCCATAAATTCTTTCAAGCTCCATAATACATTTAGCCATTTTCATAGGATTGCAGTTCCCGATTCCACGTTGCATAATATTTGTGGATATTAAATCCTCAGTTCACTTTTGAAAAGATATTCAATATTTAATTTATAAACTTCACCTTGTTTCAATCACTAGCTTATCTACCACTTTCAAAACTTCCAGGATAACGATAGCTCATCGCATCTTTAGGCATATACTTTTTCTTTTTGGGTTTCCTACCTAGTACTGTATTTTTAGTAATGCGTTTACTAACTATAGCTCGATTAATAATTTTTTTAAAATGCTTAATTGAAGTAATATTTATTTCTACTACTTTTTCTGTATTTTTACTAACTTTCTTCATAACAATTACTTTAATAAAACGCATATTATATTCAAGATTAATTACTAACCTTTTTCTAATCCAACCAGTTCCGTCAAGATAAATAAATTCATTTTCTTTTAAATATTTGTTGCAATCACTTAACATATTCTTAAACATTGTCCATACCCCATATTAATAGATCATATTTTAAAATTAAGTTTAATATTTTACATTAAAACTCATATAAATAATATGGCAAAGTAAGTTATTGTACTACCTTTATTGGGTTGATTTTAGCATATTTTTTAAACCAACTCACCTTTCATATTATAAAATATATAGTTATATTAGCCGTATATAGCTATTATAATGCTTTAAATGTATAGATAATATAATTTTAGAAGTAGTCGATTTAAAATCCATTGGTATGCCTGTATACTCATTCTGGAGTACCATATCTATATTATAGTTAAATTATATATAATTTGTTTATAATTTACTATAAACATTAAAGTTCAAAAAATACACTAAAAAATCTTGATATATATATACCTTTTAATACAAAATTGGTTCATTATGAATCCATTTATAAATATAAATTCCCATTTTTAACGCAGCATCCAAATATATAATCATTGTAATACTGATGTTCATCTAAAAGCATTTCTTTATTTTTGTCCCAATATTGTGGGTTTATATCACTTCTATAACAATGTAATATATCCGAAACTTCAAAATCAAAATTTTTGGTATCCTCTACTAAGTTATATGCTTCTTTTATAATTCTTTCCTTTATATCATTTATAGATCTTTCTCCATCTACCATAATTAACGTATAGTACCCTTTGTGATTGGAGTAGTTACACATCACTTTATCATTTATTATTAATTTAAAATATATTACCATGAATGGCATTTATTAATCATTCCTTTCATTTTATAAATTACTTCTTTTCTAATTTTTTGCATAAAATTTGCATAAAAAAAGAACCTATATTTTTATAAGTCCTTTAAATCTCAATTATATATATTTATAATATTATAATTTAGTTAAAATTGATTTAATTTATCATAATCAAATGCTTGCTTTACTTCTTTCCCATCTGGATATATAACTATTATTTCTAATTTTTGAGGATTTAATTTTACAATATCTTTTGCATTAAATATTCCTATTATAGAATTATAATATAATTTACCTCCCATTAATACATCTGCTGAAGCAGTATTATTAAATTTAATAGGTTGCAATTCTTTGGTTTCATTTTTACCATACACTCTTAATACCATATGTGTATATTTTGCAAAATCCATATCAGTCCCATTTATGCACGCCATACATCTAAATGTGTTTAAATCAATATTACTTTTTTCTTTTTGTTGATTATATTCATTTTTAAAATTATTATTATTTACATCTATATATCTTTCTGTTAATTCTTTACTTATATCTATAACCATTTTATATGGTGTCGTTATAAGAAACATAATCCCTTTTTCTGATATAGAATTATCAATTTTTTCTGTAATTTGATTTATACCTTCTACAGCAGTTTTCTTTCCTTTGTATTCCTTACCTTTTTCTAAAGCATTTTCAAATTCCTCTTTAGTAAGAACACCTAACCTAAAATTATCAATTTTATTTTCTTCCTTTGGCTTTTGTTGAGCAACTGATTGACTAGTAGTTATCTTGTTAGATGTATTTTTATTATTACCTGTATTCTTAGCAAAATAATAGCCACAAGTAAAAATAATACATATACCTATTACTCCACCAACTATTATTCCTATCTTTTTTTTATTCATGATAGAAATCCCCTCTCATAAATTTATATCATTAATAATTTATTCATATATCATTAATATTCTACAAATTTATGACTAAATCCTTCTAAAACATATTATTACATACAATTTTTACTTAAAATGTTTTTAAATTATTTTTTTGTATTTGTGACACTGAGTGGTACACTATATATTTACAATTAAAGGTATAGTCATAATAACTGTAGGTATTCGTATTATACTTGTACCCTTTGTAAATAGATTTAACCAATTTATAAATAATATTTCACACTCAATCACACATAGTGATTATCCTGCATGAACCATTAAAATCTGTTGACGCTATGATAGTATATATTTTCCGTTATCTCTGAAAAGGATATCATTTTTTCTCCTGATATGTTGAGGAAGTTAAGTTCCGCTACATTTGAAATGCTTAGGTATAATTATATTAGTGGTCGATTTAAAGTCCATCGGTATACCTGTACACCCGTTTTGGAGTACCCATGATGGAAAATCTTTTATTATCAACTAAATATATCAAATAAATTTACAATTAATTATGAATATAAAGGTGCAAATTTTGCATTAAATGATGTTAATATATAATATACTATACATACCATTTAGCACATTTTTTGCACCTCATAATCTTATATGAATTGTTTTGTGTACAAGCCATCCTATTACTATTATTACTGCAAACAATTGCTATATTTTATTACTTATTGCATTATAAGAATATAGATATATCAATACTTATAATGAATAAAGTTGACTATCATACCATTATATTTCAACAGTCAACTTTTAAACATAATTTTTAGGTTATTCAAATACAAATATTTTTTATTGTAAACTACAAATATAAATTTAAGTTACAATATTATTATCTTTTAATAAACAAATGAAGCCAGTATAATACTGACTTCAAATGATTAAATGGGTTTGCTTGTACTAGAAATATATATTCCTACAATAAAAATATATGATATTCCAATCATTCCGTCTAGTATTTATCGTTGGCCAAATATGAAACTTATGGTAATTATTTTTCCAACAAAAAGTAAAAAACTCAACTCTCGATTAATTAAACTTTTTATGAAAGTGGAACGCCCTCAAGGCGGTGGAACTTGAATAAAAAGTTTAATTAATCGAAAAAGGTCTTAGACAACAATAACTATTATTAACAACTATTATTAACTATTATTTTTATATTGATTGAGTTGAAGGTCAAGATCAAGAGCTTGCAGGCAAATTGCAAAGAACCGCAATTTGCCTTTGTGTCGGCCTAAAGTCCGCCAGACAAGGTTATTTTTTTGATTGATTTATTTTTTATGTATATATGTATAATTGATTATTTTTTACCTACATTTTATGCATTAAGCTTTATATAAGGTTATTGTATGTTTTGTAGGTAATATTATTCTATAACAATCCAATATCTAATATTTTTCTTTTTACTATTAATTATTTTGCTTGTCATTTTATTTTCTATAATATAATTTATCTTTAAATCTTTTAACCAACCATTGAGGGTATTAATTCCTAATGTCCTTGCTTTAAGTCCTGCTTTATTAAATACTTTCTTCAATTCCTCTTTATCATCTTTAAATAATTTTTGTCCTTTTATATTTTCTAAATAATGTATTAGTAAATCTTTTCCTTTTTCTTCTTCAAGAACTCTATAATTATATTTTCCAGTATCTTCATCATAAAATCCAAATAAATTTGCTAAATACTTACAATACCCAAAATCACCAAGCTGTTTCATGATATCAATATTTACTAAATCCGTTTTACATTTAAAATACATCATCTCATTAACTTTCTTAGTTCCTTTATCATCTTCTTCTACTGGATCATCATATACAATATTAGATTTATCATATTCTCTAGGATATTTTAATATAAAACTTTTAACATCATTTTCTCTTAAATAATCAGCCATTTCAATCTTCTTATTAAGTTGAGTTTCAGTGCCACCAAGTTGTTTATTATTAATTGTTTTAATATATACATTCACATAATCATTTAATCCCTGAATTCTTTTTCTACCAATACATTGTATTAAGCTTCCTACATCCTTTACATCTACAACTATATGCTTTATATCTGTATCAATAAGATTTATCCCTGCATCCATACATGTTGTTGTTATTAACATATTTCCTTCAAATTTTTCATCACTTAGCATGTCTGATATTTTCTTCTTGTCCACTTTTTTATAATATTCCTTATTACTTTTAGAACAATTAAATAAGCTATAATCCTTAAATTGTAAATGTAATTCATATGCCTTTTTAGCAGATTGTATAAAAAATATTATTTTTTCTTTTGTTTTAATTGCTTCTTTAGCCAACTCTTCTAAAGTCGTATCTTTGTTAAAGAATGTTAAAGTATTAAATTTATATTCTATAGGTAGTGTATAATCTATCGTTTCTATATGTTTGTAATTAGCAATATAATTTTTAACATAATTTCCAGTAGCACTCATGAATATTTTAGTGGCATTTGTATTTAATATTAGATTTAAAGATATATCAGTGGTTTTATTGAAACTGGCATCACTCATGAAATAGTGGAATTCATCACATACTATGTATTGATATTGATGTAAAAAAATCTCATAATTATGTAATTCTTTAAATTCTAATTTCTGATATGTTTGTATATCAATAACATCTGTCTTTTTGTCTTGAATAATTTCTTCTCTAAATTGATTCACACAATTAGTTCTATGTATTAACATCAAAATTTTCTTATTCTGTTTTTTAGCAAACGCATATAATATATTTTTTATAAAGTAACTTTTGCCCGTACCTGTTCCTGCTGTAATTGTTATAATATCATTTCTTTGCCATTGTCTAATATCGTTAACCTTTATAAGTTCACTTATTCTTTTCATATACTTTCATCTTATCCTTTCCTAAATTATTTATGATTTAAGCACCATAAACTATAAACTTTTTCTGTAACTTTATCATTGAAAACGAAAAATACTTTACCTGTCTTAAAATGTACCTGTGGTCTTTCAATAGGCATTATTCCATGTTCCATATAAAAGTAAGCTTGTTCCCAATTATATATGTATCTTTTCTTCATAATACTTTTCCTTCCTATTTATTTAAAATTTCACCTTATATATTAAAGGAGAATAACCCCTATTATTTTGGCCATTCCCCCTAATTTTCTTATTTCTTTTTATATGTATTTATGCAGCCATTTTTAATTCTTTAAGAGATTGGAATAGTATATTTTTGTAAATATTGAATTGTTCCATATCAACTTTAGCATCATCTAATTCTCTATATTTAATAAAAATCTCATGATTGATTACGTCTTCTTCAGCCAATAATTGTGATTTTTTCACTAGATCATAATTTTGGTTATTTCTTAAATTTTCCAATTTATATTCACATTTATATATACCTTCTATTTTCCTTTTGAGATACTTCTTTGCTTTCTTTATATTATTTTTACGTGGGATTAATTGAATTTTATAAATTTCATCTATAAGACCTCGAATAATTTCTTCTTCACCGTCTTCTTCTTTAAGTTTATATTCAAAATTATATACTTCTTTATCCTCGGTAATGCTTAATAGTACATTTCCATATGCTGTTCCTAAATCTATTTTTTCTAAAAATTCTCCACCCAATATTATTGGTTGTGCTACATTTATAGCTTTCATAATATTTTCCAACACATCATTTAATTTTTTTGTTAACATTTATGAAATCTCTCCTTTTTATTAATTATTTTTATATGTATGATAATTTTAAGTAATCCCTGTTTGTCCACGCTTTTGTAAATATTATTCTACCTTCAGATTTTAGCTTTTCTTCTAATTGAAAATATTGATATGAATTAACTCCAATATTGTTATATTTATAAGTTAGTTTAAATTTATTTTTGGGCAAAATAAAAGATATGTTAAATATCTGCTCCATAGATTTTAAATCAATAGAAGTTTCTAACATATCATCATTTATGTATATTTTTTCATGTAAGTTATATTTTTTTATTAAATCATAAAATTCTTGCTGCTTATGTTGTTCACATAGCTTATATAAATCTTCTAGTTCTAGTATGTCCACTAAATAATGTTTACAATTTTCTTTATTAAACCCATACATCTTAAATGTTGTATCTACTGCAAGTAATATCATTTTTGCTTCTTCTGATAGCATACTAATATCAAGATCATAATAAGATATTATCTGGAGTAAGCAACTACCAGCATACTTATGTAAATAGTTTATATTGCCTATTTTTAGTATCGTATTTATATTGGCACTATTAGGATTGTAAGTTCCTGCAACGTGATTCCCCCAACAAAAATAATCTTTTGCTACAATATCCATATCAATTCCTACTAATGTAGTACCATTGTTAATATAATTGTCACCTCTAAATAATTCATTGAAACTATAGAAGTGAGTTATCTCATATCCTAGTATCTTTTCTAGTATAATACAACTAAATAAACTGTCTAAATCATCACTTAGATACATATAATACTTTTTGTTATCTCTTGTCCATTCTGGAAATTTTGCTGCATATTTTTTATTCATATTTGTTAGGGAATAATAATATTCTCCAACTCTTCTTACTATGTACTTATATTTCATTTATTCTTTAATTCGTGTCCACCACTGGGACATTTATTTTTTAACTGGCCTAGTCAAACTAGGTGTGTTAATTTTACTCTAATTCTCTCATTTAAGAAGAATTAGAGTTTATGTATATCCCATTATTTCACCTATCCCTTCAATTTTTAAATTCTTAATTTTAATCTCCAATTTACTCATCTCCTATTACTCAAATTTAATGGTAGTTGGATTATCCAACCCACCTTAAAAATATATATTATTTATATTTTTTAGCATTTTTAAGTTTCCTATCATTATTAATTTTCAGTTTTAATCTATTCTCTTCACTCTTAGTATGTTTTTTATGCTGAGAGTCCCTGATTATTTCGTGACTCTGTTTTTTGAACTGTTCCATCATTAAATTAAATTTTTCTTCCTTACTTAGTGTTTTTTTTGCTTGATTTTTTATCTGATTCCTGTTCCTGAACTTCTTCAACTTTTTCAACCTCTTTATCTTTATTATTTTCTTCTACCTCTTTGACATCATCTATTATTTCAACAGTATCTTCCTTCTGCTTTTGTTTTTGTGATGATACTGCATAAATAGCATTGATATATTTATCATGCTGCTCCTTAGAATAAGGATGCTTCCTATTTTCAATCATACTGATATAATTTTTAGAAACCCCCATATAATCTCCTATATCCTTCTGACTTAGATTATGTAACTGTCTTAAAAATTTCATTTTCTCTGCACTTAACATTTTTATTCCTCACTTTCTATTAATTTACTAATCTTATATAATATTTGATTATTTTTTTCAAATTGTATATTATCTTTATCAAGTTGGTTTTGCAATTTTTGTATCATATCTTCTTGGTTTTGCAATAGTTTTACATAGCCACCTACAATTTCCAATACTTCCTCTCTTGTAAATGTATCTTTTCCCATATTAAAACCACTCCCTAATTAATTTATGTTAACAAAATCACTTAAAAAAAAGGAAAGAGGTAATTTTCCACTTTCCTTTTTAAATATGTACAAATTATACAATGGTCTTTTTGAGCATTATAACGCCACTATCATCAGTCAATTTCGTAGCGTATATATACGTACCCACGATATCACTGCAATGTTCTTTTTCTTCTCTTTCTTCCTTTATATCTATTGCTCTTTTTTCCATATATGCAAGTGCATTTTTCTTTATGATGAATGATTTACATTCATTTGAAGTAGTATCAAAAGTCCCATGGTTAGAATGATAAACTGGTATTCCTCTGAAAAAACCAATCATGCCATTTCTTACTATACCATTTCCTGCCTGTGTAAATGTTTTATTTACATCAACGAATTCATCCATAGAATAGAAAGAACTATCTATTCGACTATTCACGACAATTCCTGACATTGAATCTACGTCTGCATCGTCTCCAAAATTTGCTAATGCAGTATCTAGTTCTGCTGCGGTAATTGCTGTAGCACTTGCAGTTGGAGTTTTTAATGGAGTTTTACTTGCTTCTGTGATAATATCCTGATCCAAACTACGACTAAATACTACTGCCTGCTGACTACTTGCTTCTTCTATCTGGTTTCCAAGTGCTGTCATATCATCTATGTCATACACTCTTACAATGGAATCCTTCATTACTATTTTTGCAGTAGAATCGTCTTGATCTAGTGATTGTATTGGAGATACTGTTCCCTTTACTACAGTATTAGCATCTCCTATAGTTTTAAATTTTGGGAAATGGATAGTATCACCAACTGTTGTATTTTTTAAATCTCCTAATGCTGACGCTAAGAGTGCAACTCTTATCTTTCCTTCAAACTTTTCTCTTGTTACTTGACTATATACCTCTGGTATTATTAATGCCATATAAACATCAAATCCTTTCTTATTTAAAATTTTTGATTATAATAAAAAAAAGCCACCTACTTTTTATAAGTAAATGACTTTTTATTTACTTAATTTTTTATATAATTCTTCATTCGTCTTGAATAAATTCATCCTATCAACTACACCCATTTTTTTAAATTGTTCCTTAGTAATAGAATCTTCTTTAGATTTATGACTATCTGGTTTGAAGCCACTTTGAATTTGAGCATTATTAAAAATTTCTTTTAAACTTCCGATTTCAGTTTCCACTTTATCATCTTCCACACCTGACAAATATTTAGCCAGTTGTTCTGGTAATCCCTGTTCCTTCAGTTGAGAAGAAATATTTATAACCTTCTCTTTTTGAGCAACTTCTTTTTCCTTATCCTCTAACACTTTAAGACGTTTCTCCATTTCAATTTCTGCTGGAGATTTATCTTTTGGCTTGTACTTATTTATTTCGTCTGTAGCATCCTTTAATTTTTTACTATATTCTGTGCGAACTTTATCAGATGAACTCTGTAGTTGCTTATTTAAGTCCTCTTTACTTACATAGTCCTTAAATGTTTCCTTTGCCTTTGTAACCTCGCCTGTAACATATTCAGTAACCTTTGCTCCCTGTTCTTCATTTAAACCTAATTCTTTAATATCCATTAATATCCTTCCTTTCAAAGTTTTTAAATATAAACCCTTATACAAGTTTTTATATTAAAGCCCTTATTTAATAATTCAATATAAATTTTGCTAATTTTTTAAATTTGTTTTTACCTATTTTTCTATTATCAGTAACTAAATGTGCAATATCGAATCTAGTAACACCTTCTCCAGATTTATCAGCCATAAACTGATATGTAACACCTTTTTCTTTTTTTAAATAAATTATTTTTTGTTTTATCATATCAACTATCTCATCATTCATCCTTCCTCTCTCCCTTGTGCTTAATTTTATTTATTAATATAGTAATATCAACCGTTCTAGCATTTTATTTAATTAATTTTAGCTTATTTTGTGCTAAAAAGAAAAAAGGAGAGTGAGTAATAAATGCTCACCCTCACTTGTTGTATTCAAAATTAAAGTATTATAATTTATTTATCATAATACTTGTGCAGCATTAATTCCCTGCACTCAGTTAGTTTCTCTTAATTTTGAGGAGGTTGGCCTTGAACCAACATGAATCCTAACAAAGTTACCATTTAATAATGTCAATCATATAACATACAATACAGTATTTGCTGAATCATAATATTTTGGTTTAAAAGTAAGCATAAACTCTTGACACAATGTTTATGCTATGATATTATAAATTTAAGTTAAGAAATTTATAATAAAAGAGGATTGAGTGTTTGTACACTCCATATACCCCTTTTTTTATGATGTCTTTTTTTCTTTTATTTACTTTATTTTATGGCATTTTTTTCTTCTTTATCGTGAAAGTTCAGAGGATTCTCCTTAAATATATCTATCGTTTCTTTTGGTACTGCCTTGTATAACAAAGTCAGTAATGTCAATCCATAACGGCTAATTTCTTTGTTTTTACTCCTCTCTGAATACAATTGCTTATAGATTGATATTATACTTTCCGTTTTTATTTTTAGTTTTCTTAATTCTTCTAAAATGGTATCAGTTGTTTTTGTTTGTTGTTCATATAATTTAAATCTTTCTTTTTTATCTTTTTCTGTATTTATCTGCATTTTTATACCTCTTAATGTACTATCAAGATTTTTAGCAATTGTTTCTAGTTTATCCATCTGCTTTCTATTTTCTTTATCTTTAGTTTCTATAGTAATCATTAAATCTAATATGCTCCATGTAGATACACTTCTTTTTTTGCCAGGTATTTCTTTATCAAGTATTTGTTCCAGATAATCCATACTACATTTAAATATGGCATATGCTGTAGTTTTATTATCATCCTTTTTACTTTTAAATTTATTTTTCTTTTTATTTTCTTTGTTACCATTCTTATTATCATTTTTGCAATATTTCATAAACATAGGTCTTACAGTTTTCTTTAAATCATCATTACATTTTTCTTCTGCTTTTTCCTTATCATTTGAATATTTCTCTCTATAATCTCCAAGCTTTATAAAATCTTTAACGTCTAAATATTTACTATATAAAGTTTTTCTCAATTCATCTAAAATGGAATACATTTTTATATTCGTAAAATTCTTTTTAGCACTATCTATTTCAACATTACTTAGAGAAGAAAGTTCACTAACAATACTATAAAGTTCTTTAATTTTTTTATCATTTTTAATTTCTTGATATTGCTTATTCCAATCTTCTTCATTTTTGGCTACAATATCTTTTGTTTTTTTATGAATCATATCCCACATTAAGGATTGATATACCTGAGATAAGTTCACTATTTTGCCAGTATAATTTACACCTATTTTTCCATCAATTTTGGCTCTATTTTCTGCTGTAAAAGGTTCTATTAATTTTGAAGCTTCTATCTTATTAACTGGAGTTAGCCATTGTTGTGCATCTAAAGCTTTGGAAACAATTGTCGGGTAAACGGACAATATCATTTCATCTCCGTCGAAATCGAATCCAGATCCACGTTCCATGAGGTCATTATCTATTCCGTTTATAATTATTACATTATCAGTAAAATTGAAGTAATATGTAAATTCATCTTTATAAGTATTTTTCATATAAAGAACATTCCCACCACAAATTAGGGGGCTTCTAAATCCTGCTATGCATTCTTCATCATCAAACATAGGGCAATAACATTCATTACCTTTTAATAATGCTTTATCCTTGCTATATGCACCCACTGATTGAAGTAATAATTCATAAGGATTTCCACATAAGATTGCATAATCAGTATTAGGTATTTTTATTCTACCTTCTCTCAAATTATCTATATAACTATTAACTAATTCATGTACATAATTTTTATATAGTGCTGTATGCTCTATATCCTTGTTTCTAGCAATTAAATTATAGATCAATTGTCTACTATAGCATAATTTCCCTGTAGCACCTACATACCTTGCTACGGCTCGTATATCGTCTTTTATAGATTGTATAAAGTTAAAATCATATTTTAGCAGTTTCCTAAGTTCATCTTTTGTAAAATCTAAACTGTTAATAACTTGATATGTTAATTGCTGGATTTTATCTCCAAATTTACTCTTAGTTTCACTTCTAACTATACCAAAATTATTATCATGATTAATGAATTGCTTCCAGTATTCATAATATCTTTTCTGGTCTTCTCTATTATTTTTATCTGCCATTTTAAGCCACTTTAAACTACTAGGAGTTGTAATTACTAGAACATCTTTCGCTTTTATTTTATTATCAAACATATCTTTTATTTTCCAGCTATCAAAATCAATATTATTTTTAATAGCATATGCCTTTAAAAATAATTGAATATTTGTGTTGAATGTGCAAGATTTGAACCAGGACGATCTTAATTGCATTACTGCTTTGTCTTCTCTCACTGCTTGTTTAAAAATACTATAATCAACCAAGCTTTCACCATCAGTGACTTTGTTTTTTAAAGTAATTTTTTCATCTTGTGCTGAAATTACACCATTATTTTCTCTAGTTACACTTGCATATGTAGGATATTCTTCTACAATATCATTAACCATTAATATGTTTTTGGGATTGATAGTTATAGTTCTTTCTATAGCACTCATAGTTAATGCTCTATAAGCTTGTATAGAACATACTTCAAGTTCTTTATTTTCAAAATCTTTCCCCATATTTTCAAATTTTATCATATCTTTATAATATTTTTCTAAAATAAATATACAACTGTTATTTTTTGCCTTTGATGCAGTTCTACTATATTGAACATAATGTTTACCATTAAGGTTAAATCCATTTTTATATAAATTATTTCTAATTTTATTACCTTTAGCATTTACGTGTATATACGTGGTTATTTCATTTCCATTTTTATCATATCTTTTTTTAGCATTTTTACGGTTATTTACAACTTTATTACCTTCATCATCTTTTTTTATCACCCTATATTTATTATTAAATTTTACATTAATAAATATATCAGTATATAGATATGTTTTATCATTCAAAATTTTAGATTTAATTGCTTTGTCTCCTTTGCTTTCTATAAAATAGCATATATCTAAATTGGCATTAATACTGCAATTATATAAATCAAAGTCCTTTTCATTCTTAACTTTATAATTATCATTTTCATATAAATATTTTCCTTTTATAGTTCTTATATAATAAATATTACCCATTCATTATCCCCCTTAAATTTTCTTAACCTATTTTTACAATAAGATTCATGAAGGACAAAATAACTTGTCCTTATATGTTTAATTATCCATTTCTATTTCCTTCTTCCCATCCGCAAATATCACAATGCCACTTACATTCTTCTAACTCTCCTGCACCATTAGGTGATTGGTCACATATTTCACGACCATATTTAGGACACGTCCTTATATGTTCCTTTATCCATTCTTTATGTTCTGCTTCAGCCCATTCCTTATTTATTTCTACCTTTTAACCTTTCATTATTTAAATTTGCTTAATTCGTTTTTTTATTAAAATAACTTAAACCTGCTAATAACTTATTCTTTTTTTCATCTATTTTAGATTTATCTACTTGTTGAACCTTTGAGGTATCATTAATATCAGCTTTCACCTTTTCGGTACTATCTGTAACTTTTATATCCTTATTGCCACTATTAGGTAATATACCTTTTTCATCCTTTTGGGTATTAATTGCACCCTTTTGTACCTTTTTATTACTATTCCTTTTAGTAACTTTTTGAACCTCTTTATTTCTTTTGGGTACTATCTGCACCTTTTCGGTACAATTTGTACCCATTTGAACCCGTTGAAAACTATTAGTTGCTAAACGATATATTGCTTCTTTAATTGCATCAGATTCAGAATAGGATTGAGATAACCAATCACTGATTATCCTATCCTTTTCTTTTTTTGGATTTAATGTTATATATATGCGTCTACTATCTCCCTTAGCCATACACTAAGCCACCTTACTCATTTCCTGTAATAGTAGCATAGCTCCATCTATATTACTTTCAGTTGGATTATCTAATACATGAACTATATCCTTATGGACTCCTAAAATTTCAATTAGCTTATCTAGTAAAGTTATCCCATTTGATAACTTATTGTTTGAAAGTAAATTTGCAACTCCTCCTGTAAATACAATGTTGTCATAATCTTCCAAATCTTTATTATATCCTTGTAGTGCTTCTTTAATTTTATTTAGATAATCTATAAGAATACTATCATCTACTATCAGCTTATCTTTCTCATATAAATATGCTATTTTTTCTATAGATTTATCTTTACCCTTGTTATTTTTTAAGTCATTTTGAATACTACCATATAAGTCAAAAGAACCACATTCTAAAGTATCAGCATTTATAATATCTCCATCTGATAAAGACACTGCATTAATAGTCCTACTTCCAAGATCTGTTATTAATAAATCTCCATCTAAATAGTTAATCATATTTTCATCTTCTATAAATAATCGGGTAGAAGAATATCCTTCTGGCATTATATTTACTGATTTTATAGTTATAATTCTGCTTCCATTTTGCGTTTCAAATTCAAATTCTTGACCTTGTAATGAATCTATAATACTGCCAGCTCTAGATGTTTGTGTTATTGGGAGTAAATAACCTAAATTAACGTCATATATATCTTGATCTGAATCTACAACCTTATCCACCGCATAAAGTATTTGACATTTAACATCCTTAAATTTTTTAACTTTATCATACTCTCCAATATATTCAGCATTTTCTGTTCCTATATATATCTTTTTACCGCCATACTTTACCCATTCCAAATTAGGTAAATCAGGTAAACTTTGTTTACAAATCTTACTTGTCATAGTTATTTTATGTTCTCCACATTTTGCTTTTATGTTATAGTTACCATTATCCAAAATCACATCATATACCATATTCTTGTCACTATTTTCAACCAATTTATTATTTTCCATTTTAAAACCTTCCTTCATTAAATTTATATAAATTTTGCTTGATATTTCTTCATCACTTAAACCTTCATCTATCATTTGTTTTGCTATATGGATAATTTTATCATCTACATTCATCCATACTGGTTCTGTGGTTGTATTAATATTTACTTGACTCAAATCAATTTGCAAGTTCCCTTTTTCATTTTTATCTTTGTCAAGCTTTTTAAACCTCCAGCTTATATTACTATCAATTCCATATTCTTGAGTTATACTTGATGCAGTTTTTCCCATGTTTTCAGGTCTTTCTAAAAGTGTTGAAAATCTTACACCTGAAATGAAATAACGGTTCTGAAAATAGAAATTTTTGGTTTTTGGCATCTGATTATATTCCTCCTATATACTCTCTAATTTTGTTGTAGTAAAGAAATGAAGATAATCTTCACTCCCTGCTACATCTTCATAATATGCTCTCTTTCTTAATATTTTTATAAGTAATTAATGTAGTTCATCCAATATATGGTCAACCTGCTTTTCAACATTTTCATCAGTAATATGTTCTAATTGTTCCGTATACAATTTCATAATTTCTGTAGCTTTTTTATAAAATACCTTTATATCAGTACCTTCTTTTATAAAAGTTGTAGAATATATATCATGGTTCTGATTATCTATGCAAATTTGGCAATACCATTCTTCTGGATAATCCTTATATTCCTTCTGTACAAGATGTACCAATTTCAATATATAATCTCTATTCCACTTAATGGCTTGGCCTAAAGTTGCAGTTTCAGGAGATGTTGGATACTGTCTTCCTGGATATTGCTTTTTCCAACTATCAATATAAAAATGCTCCCTTGCTTCTTTACTCTTATACTTAGTTTTAATACCAAAATCAGTATCTTCTAATATTATTGGTGCAGGTACAAGTTCGTTATAACTCTGTGTAAAATTTACTTCTCCATCACTTATATCATGTATTGTTGCATTACCAGAGACACCTACACTACCATCACTATATTCTTCTAATCCTTTAAATTCTTCTTCTGCCTTTTCCCTTATTTCCTGTTCGGTTGCATTGTCCTCTACTTCTACCTTTTGTATTACCTCGCATACTGCATATCCACTTACACTTACTTTTTTCATACTCGTTTTCCTCCTTGAATTTCATCTTTAATTTTGTGTTTAAAACTTAGTTATTGTGATATAATATAAATGATTTTTAAATTACATATAGTAGAGTAGTGTCGCCAAACTCAACTCTACATTTAAAATTATATTTTTATTGGGGGTATGGTATTTTTCCATGCCTTTTTACTTTTCTATCCATAATTTTTCACCTTCTTTCAATGCATATATTTTTTAACCTTCACCATGTTTTACTTTCCTTATTATATTCTTTTATATCTTTAGCAATTTTTCTAACAAATTTCTCGGAATCAAAAATTTTTCCATAAGCAAGTTGTACACCCATTAATACTCTTTTTATAGTGTTATTATCTATATCTGTATTATTCACTAATTTTAAAAACCTTTCATATAATTCTAATATTTCATTAGCGTGACCTAATCCATAATCCCTATATTCATCATTATTTTCTTCAAATTGCCTATCCATTGAATCTTTTATAGCTATTAAAAGTTTTTTTTGATTCAAATTGTAACTATTTAAGCTAAAATCAAATAATGCACCTTCATCTATACTAATTTGTGGTACAATTATTTCTTCACCTGTGTCTGGATCTGTAATTGTATCTTCAAATTCATATTCAGAATTTTTAAGTTCGTTATTCAATTTTATATTTTGAATTTCTAATTCATCTATTTCATTCAACTCTTTTTGAAAATATTTTTCTTGAATATTGAACAAATTAGAAAGTTGATTTAATCTTTTATCTGATATAGGAATCTTTCGTTTTTCCCATTTAGATACTGTTTGCTTTGTTATATTTAGATTATGTGCTAATTCATCCATAGACATATTATATAATTTCCTAATGAAGTAAAGTCCTATCATAATATACTCACATCATTTCTTTTATAATTATAGGTTACTTTTGTCAACCTGTAATTATATATTACATCGTTGAGTTACTTTTGTCAACTATTTTTTACTTTCAATAATTAAATTATTCTATTTTCCTATCTTTTCCCTCTTTATTTAATTTTTTTAAACAAAAAAAAGTGTTATTATATGGAGATAATATAAATAGTTCACTTAATAGAATTAACATCAAATTAATTCCAATCACGAAACTATTCTATTTTTCTCTATGTAATAACACTTACGGTTATAAAAATGCCACATGGCAATAATTTCTTTATTTGCTTAACGATTACTATTATATTGCCTAATCATATCCATGTCAACACATTTTTTCTAATTTCTATTTTATTTTCATAAAATGCTATTACTTTTTACACAATAAATATTATTTTGTCATATTATTAGTTTTATTCATTTAGAGATATTTCTAACTCTGTGCCACTCTTAAAAAACACACTTAAACTACCATCCAATGGGTTTTTATATGCACAATAAACATCCTCCACATTTATAAAAATGCTACTTTCTTCATCACCTAATTTTATTCTATAATTACCCTTTATATCTTTAAATTCTCCTATCACCAATTCGTCAATGAATAATGCAGTTGAAACTTCTCCAATTAAATCAATTGTTACATCTTTACCTTTAAACTTTTTTAGTTGTTTTTTTAATTCTTTTCTATTAATCTCTACTTGTACTTTCTGTGTTGCTTCATATACCTTTATATCTTTAAAAATATTTTTATCTTCTTTCTCAGCGTACTCCCTAACTTTGCTCATCACTGCATTCATTTAAATAATTCCTCCCCTTATAATTTAATTAACAGATTTCACAAAATTCTTCATAGGTTAGCGTATTACTACATACTCTTATAGGTATATTTCCCATTATAAAAGCAGTAAATACATGTTCACCTGGTAATGGCTTATAGTTCCAAGGTACAATTTCACCTAACTTGTCCTTCAGCTGCTCTCTTTTAACTTCAAGAATGTTACTCATATTATTTCTCCTCTCATAATATAATCTTGTATTTTTTTATCTCCATAACTTTTTAAAACTATATAATCCATTTATTGTAACTTGTTTATGTTTTGATTTACATTGTTGTACATACTCTATTAAAATGTAAATACTCATTTGGTTTTTGTGCCTCCTTCAATTGATTTCCTATGCCCAAATGTGATATAATCTAATTGCGACTTAGTATCTCACCTTCGGGTTAGGTACTTTTTTCTTTATATAATTTGACTACTATCTGTCTACAGTTATTATTATATATCTACAATTAGTAATTGTCAACGGTTAGTATTAAAACTTTTTATAAATCTTTAATACTATCTATTGACATATAGTATCTGTAAACGTATAATATATACATAATTACTATTTATTGAAAGAAGTGTATTAAATTGATAAAAATAACTATAGACGAGATTTTACATAAAAAAGGCAAAACAAAATATTGGTTAAGCCAACAAACTGGAATAACTCAAACTAACTTAGGAAAATTAGTTAATAATAAGACCAATAGTATTAGATTTGATAACTTAGAAAAAATCTGTGAAGTGCTAGAATGCGATATTTCTGACGTATTAGAAATAATAAAAGATGATAAATTTAATAATGAAAAAAAGATAGAGGAATAAATGTTCCTCTATCTTTTTTTCATTATTTATTATTTTCAATTTTAACATAATTAGTTAATTCTACTATTGGAACTTGATTTCCATCCATATGTGCTAATACTTCACTAACACCAGTAATTCCTATCCAACTATACCCCGATTGCTCTAAATCTAATAAATAATAATTATTGTTTTTAAGTAAATCTTTATTCCATACAACTACTAAACTCAAATCGCTCATTTTTTTATAGTTATCCTCAAAATCTTTTATCAAATCACTTAAGTTAACTTTAAATTCGATATTCAATAAATCATTATCTCTAGTTATTGTTTTAAATTTATTTTTCGTTTTATAAAATATGTTAATATCACCATCATATTTATTAAAAGAAGATAGTTGATATGTATTAATCCCTTTAATTATGCCTTTTCCTATTAATTCATAAAAAATTGCTATAACTGTATTTTCATGTTTGGGAATTTTTTTTATAGATAAATTACTCTTTATATTAGGTAATTCAGTAATTATTACATCTGGTTCAATATATTCATCCTGATTTTCAACAGGAATTTTACCTGCAACACTAATAGCTAAATATACTAATTTACTAACATATATTTGTTCAAAATATTTATATATGTTTGAAAGTAATTTAGGATTTTTAATTCCTTGCTTTCCATAGTTAACTCTATCGTTTATATTTATTACAATGTGTATATTATTTAAATAACTTTGGTTTTTCCCTTTTTTAGGAGCTCTTATAGGATTAGTAGTTAACACACCATCTGCTGCAATGATTTGATCTGCCTTGTTTAAAAGTAAACTGCTAATATTATACTTTGCACTTTTTGAAGCTGAAGCTATGACCAAATAAATTCCTTTTATTTTTGCACTTAATAAATTATTAAAATTGTCTAATTTATTATAATTATTTAAACTAGGACTTACTAATAACTCCTTTAAATTATTTTCATCAGTTATTTTTATTACCCACGCATGAGATCCCCCATATTTCACATTTGGATTAAACGCTTTTAATGCTTCTTCATTAAAAATACCTTTTCTTCTTGAATCACTATATATTTCTGATAAGTCCCAATATTTACTTGGAAATTTTATTTCATAACGTTTATCTTTACTACATTGTTCTGTCATTTTCCAATAATTTCTTAGTTCCAAATCATATGTTTTAACATAATTAGCTTCATCCATTCCAGTATCCTTTTTTATAATTATTTCAATTTCAGCTGGTTTTTTATTATCAAAGAGTCTATTAACATCTCCAGAATATGAATGAGTTCTAAAATAATGTTCTACATATAAGCTAGCTTTACTTCTATTTTTTAAAAATTCTTCATATGGCACAATACCTTCATATTCTTTAAATATATTTACAATAAAGCTTCTTATGCTCAGTATTCTCATCGGTTTTTCAGTTAAGAAAGGAAATGTATATTCTATTAAAGTATTATAACCTTTAGGTAATCTTTCATATTCAATACACTCTGTATCAAAAAATTCTTCGTCACCATTATTTAAGAACTTAAATCCATTATTAAATCTTGCATACCATAGTTTTCCTTTAGGATTTCTCGTGATAAGTTCAAACTGTTTAGAACATAAGATTATCATTTTCATTCCTACTCCATGTTCACCTCTTATGTTGTGATTTCTAGTGTTAGATTTTTCACCTTTGCCTAATGAAAAAAACACTTTATTACAAGGAAACCCTTTACCATTATCATAAATTAGAACTTTATTGTTAACAATGTCAAAAATAACTTTAACTTTAGGATTATCAACATCTTCAACAGCATCAAGTGCATTTTGTAATCCTTCAAAAATCATAATCCATTCGTCAGCATAAGAATCTAATTGTTTGTTTGCAGAAGTTCTTAAAATACTTTCAGCATCCTCAGTATTATTTAAAAAAATTGTACTCATATAACTTCACCTTCCATTTAGTAATCTATGCTTAATTAAATTGAAAAAATTACATAGAAAATAAGAACAAATTTCAAGTAATAAAAAATACTATATTTAATATTAGCTTTTATTGTGTTTTATATTACTTATTTTGTAATAAAAAAGCAGTTAAACATGATATAAATGAAAATTTAAATGATATAGAAATGACTATCAGAGATCCTATTAGTAAAAAGTAACTATGATTTTAAAAAGCATGATAATAAATTTTAAAAGAATAAATTAAGTAAAACTATAAGGAGTGTAAAAGTTCTTCGTAAACAACTTTTACACTGCCTACAAATCTATATGAAATTACCACATCAACTTCCAGTAGACCAACTATACTTGTAAGTGATTTTGTATCTTAATTCTATATAAATTATAATAAAATTTGAAGTAAATTTTGATTATGCACTTTACTTTTGTAACTGTTAAACTAGAATAAGCAGATTTCATCAAATAAGAACAAGCAACATTTATTACATATTTCCTTTTTTTGATATGATATTACTGGGAATTGTACTAGGCATTCAGGAAGGAGGATATATGAATCAAATTGAAGGTTGGGATATATATAGGCCGTGAAAATAATTATGTGTATTCTCTTTCTTTCGACAAATATTTTTGAAAAATGTAATTTATAAAATAATGTAAATTAAGATTGATAGTCACCATCTCTTAATCAGCATTACATTGTATATTATATCCGTTTCTGGTAGAACATATGCGGTAAACATCAGGGGTTCGGGTGACAGAGTTCCCATGGTATATATGTTAAGTTGGTTTACAACAAGATCCCAATTTGCATAGGAACGAGTCCATTTCTTACTTATTTTCTGTGTGGCAAGGTATAATATTTCTATGTCAACTTTCTCGTATTACTTTTTACAAATCCACCATAATCTATTATAACTATTTTATTATTTAAACTACCTATATTCTCTAGTTTTATATCTTCAAGCAATACATGATTTTTGTATTTTTCAATTAATTCTTTATATTTACTTACCATAAGCTCATTTTTACGATCAAACGAATTAGCTTTTTTCATAACTATTAAAAATCCAAAAATATGAAAAACTATTGGACATAATATATGTCTCATATCTTTATTTCTTTTCCAATTTGATATTTCTTTTTTATTAGATAGTAGTCCTTGTTTAAAATATTTATAAGACATTTCAATATATTCATTATTGTGATCATCTAATTTTCTACTAAAAGCATTAGGAATTTTAAATGCATAATTTTTAGAAATAAAAACTAATCTATATGATCCAGTATATATTCTCATTATTATATAAAACCTTTCTTAAAACATTGGTAAACTTTTCATTTATCATAAAATCTTATTTTGCACATTCATCTATTTTAGATTCTAATCTTTTGAAACAATCTTCACATAAAGTTATTTCTATCTCAGTCATTTCAAAATGAATTTTATAAGTAAGTATCATAATTAATTACAAAATCGTCATCTTTATCACTAAATCGTGTTATATTTTGACAACAGTCACAACATCCAGTAGCTTCAACTTTTTCTTTAGTTACTTCTATGTCATAAATTTCTTTTATTTTTTCCATCATCTGTTTCTTCCCCTTTTGTATAAAAGTCACACCATTTTGCTTCTTCCTTGCTACTTAATTTGCAATTACTACGCCTTAAAAAATATAAATCAGGATTCCTATATTTACTTTTAAGATTAACTTTAACATATATACAATCAGTACATATCTTATTTATTGTATCAATATCTCTATTCATTATAATCACCTGTTTATATTTTTTCTTCTAATTTATCACTTCGTGTGAAACTATTGTAACATTAACTAAAATTACATACCAATATACAAAAATAAATAGTATATCTCTATTAAAACTCTTTATACTTATATCTGATTTACTACTCCAATTTCTAATAAATTTATTAAGGATTTAACTCTAAATTTTGATTTTAAACTTGACTTTTGGTTCAGGTCTTATATACTTGCGGTTTGTTAAGCACGTTCTGGAATATAGTTTGCCCTAAGAAAAGGGCAAAAATAAAAATATACTTGCGTACGTGCTGAAGTATCCTGTTTATATCACTGCTATTGTAGTATATTTTTAATATTTTAATTGCTACCCTAAAATACTTATCCACAACCTGTGGGCAATTAATATACTGCCGATATTTCTATATCTAGCAAACCTACCTATCTAATTTATTAGTCGGTCAGATACACCCAACTGAGGGGCAAATAATACAATAGCAGTAATATTGCTTGTCCCCATGAATTTTATAGCATCGGCTTCATGTAACCTACTAGAATTATTTACCGTTGCTCCAGTGTAAGCACAACTCACATATACCTTAAAAAAGGGTATAGGAAATACACTTGCAAAATCTTAATTTTTTTGATAAACTATATATTAGTTGGATATAAGATTATCAATAATAGTTTTGGTTTTACAAGACATATTGTTCATATTAAGTTGTAGTCACCTTTTGGGTGGCTTATTTCTTTTTGTGTATTATATGCTCCATAGAGCCATTCTTAGAGAGTTTACTTTGTAGATGTATATTTACTTGTCTGCATAAATTAAATGTCTTATATATGCCAATTCATGTGATTATTTTCTAAAATATCTATCAACAGTATTAATTTTGTTATGATTTCTTTTTAAATCTTTTGTTTCTAATTGTATATATTTTCTAGTGGTCACAATTGTAGAATGTCCCATGATCCTCTGTAGTGTAAATATATCCATACCTGATTTAACACTATTGGTTGCAAAGGTATGTCTAAATAAATATGGTGAACATCTATGTTCTAATCCAACTTTTTTACCTATTTTTTTAAAACTTAACATTAAATTTTGTTTTTTTATATATCCACCATAGGTATTTTGGAATACATAATCTCCTTTCCCCATTTCTACTGCAATGTCTATTAATTCTTTTAATACTTTTGCTGTTCTAATTGAAATCGGTAATTCTCTCGACACTCTTGTTTTAGAAACATCCGCTCTTACTTTAACAAGTCCATCTTTTAAATCAAAATCACTAATTTTTAATTCCGCTGCTTCACCAATCCTAATACCACAATCTAAAATCAAAAGCATCAACGAGAAATCTCTAAAACCTGTATAAGTATTTAAATCACACCCATTTAATAGTTTTTTAACTTCAACATCAGTAAGTGGCGTTTTTGCATCATCTGGTGTTTTTTGCAAATGAATCTTTATTGCTATATTTTCTGTAATATAATTATTGTTATAAAGCCATCTTAAATATGCCAATAAAGTTCTTAATCTTAAATTAACTGTAAAAGGAGAATACTTCTTTTCAAAAGTCATATAATACACATAACTCTTAAAAACATCTGAATTTATTGGCATATCAGTTTGTTTAAATTGTGTTTCACCTTCTACATATTTCTTAAAATATTTTAAATGTACATTATATTCTTCAAGTGTTCTTTCTCTAAGGTTTTCTAGTTCTTTTTCTTCCATAAATTTTTCATGTAAATCAAAAAATTCAGATATTGATATATTGTCAGTCGTTCTACCTACTTTTTTTAAATTTGTAATGTGGTTTAATTTAATCTTTCTTTTAGCCAT